AATGGTGCTAAATTCATACCAATAGCAGTTTGCATTCGTTGTCTATACAATAATGCTATGTGTTCTACTATATGTGCAATTAATATTGGTTGTAAATTTCTAGCACCGGGATTGCCTCCTAAAGATGGGTCCATCATAAATTGCATATGAACACTTATATGTGCATCATGGTCTTGTTCAGGAAATGCTTTGATTGGTTTGCCATACATAATAGACATATTTTCATCAACTGGGTCTATTCTTGATGCTTCCTCAGGTTCTTTTAACACTTCGCCAATATTTGGTATTCTCAATGACTCTAACATTCTTTTATGTGTTTCATATTGGTCATAAAGATTTGGTGCTGTTTGTGATAATTGTAGAACTGATTGTGCCTGTGCTATTCTTTGTGCAGTAGAAAATACATTTGGGTCTGATACTGGTATTATATCAATTGTACTGTCAAAATCTGCTGACATTATGAATTGAGTAACACCTGATAAACTAAATTCAAATTTTTCAGGTAAAAACTTTGCATTAGATTTTGCAATTAATTTGAATTCTTGTCCTTGTGAATAATGCAATCTCTTATGAATAGCACTAAATGCTTTAGAACCTTGTTCAATCAAGGCAACTGTTGAACCTACTGGTGCATTAGGATTTACATCGCCAACATTTAAATCGGCAGTACTTGCAAATCTTTGTCCAGCTTGTACAATTGCGTTCATTAAATTAAATAATGTTCCTGATGGTTCTTTAAATGGTAATGGCATAATAGCCTTGTTAACATCATCAACTGTAGCATCTAAATCTGCAAATTCTCCGGGATTAACTTGCAATTCACCACCAGTAACACGACCTTTTAATTTAAAACCACCCTGCATGTTTGAAAATGCGGCACTATCTAATAAGGCTCTTAATGAACCTGTGGCGGCTTTTCCAAGACCACCTATTAAATGAAATAAACCAAATCCATAAAATCCTGTGCCGGGCAAAAATCTGTAAGATACAAAATAATCCTGTCTTAATTTCTTTTCATCATTTTGTTCCCAATTTCTCCTTATTGAAACTATTTTTTGTGAATCATAATCTATTGTAATGACATATGGGAACGCTACCATATCATCATTATCTTCATCATTACTAACACCATCAATGCCATCAAATGTTTCATAAACATGCATTTCAATTAATGTTACTGTTTCATTGTGTTCTTCATCTCCTTGTGAAAGACCTTCTATTTCATCTCCAATATTACCAGCAGGGTCATAATCACTACCCATATATTTAATTGGCAAATAAAAACCATTCTCAACATATCTATTATAATCATTTCTCGGTAATGTAATAATGTGTGAATATCTAACAGAAGTCATTAAATCTTTACTATCAGGAGAAACAACAAAATCTTCTGCTTTTACAAATTGAGAACATTGCCTACCTAGATTTGTATCATAAAATACTTTTTTAAAAGCATGACCAATTAATGGCAATTGGAACAACATTGTGTCTAAATCAGGAAAATATTCAGGCATTTCTTGAGTTATTTGATAATTCATATAATCACGAACTCGTCTTGCTTGGTCTTCTAATTCTTCTGTTGGCTCTCCAACAATAGTTGTTTTTACTGGACCACCTGATGGATATAATTCTGCAATTGCTTTAGCATTAAATTGTGTGGCGGCCTCTGCTATCATAGGGTGTACAACTGTACTTAGACCTCTTGTGGCTCTTTGTTCTTCTTCTTCGGTTAAGCCACCATCAGGTTCTAAAGTTTCTAAACCCTGTTTGTATCTATCTTCCCATTCTGAACGTGCCTCTTTATCACTTTCAAATGCATCTAATAAATCTGATGCTTTTCTTAACAATTCTTGTTCATCTATATCTTCTGCAATATTAGAATCGTGTTCATTTGTTATTTCTACAATTTCATCTAATGATTTATCGCCAATCAAGACTTCATTATTTTCTATTTCTTCTACTTCTAAATTATCAGGTGGAGCGCCCTCTTGAAAAGGTATTACATTTGGTTGTTTAGCCATATTTATTCCTCTGAGAAAAATGATGGATTATTTTGTCTTGTAAAATCTTCTATCTTTATATTTGTTTCTTTGTCATTTGTTACTTTCATAACATCTTCTCTTGATACATTAATTACATCATCTGAATTATTTAATTTAATTCTAACACCTTTGCCTTCATCAAATGTGCCTACAATTGTTCCTAATTGTCCACCATCTACTGTTTTATCACTTATCAAAACATTATCGCCAACGTCTGCTATCAATGGGTTTTCTAGTATCTCGCCTAATGCTCCCATACCTACTTTAAACATTTTAGATAATTTAGCCATATAATGTTAATCTCTTTTGTTCAGTATATTCATCATCTTCTGCATCACTTGAATGTGTAATAAACCAACCTTTTCTCAATCTTAACCATGCTTGTGTACATGTATCAACTATATCATCATTCTCACCAGTTGGAAAGGCAGAACATATATCTATTAAATCTTTTGCCCATCTTTTGTTTTTAGGATACCATATTCTACCATCTTCTAACAAGGCAGAACTTGAATGTGCTCTTGCTTGTTTATCTCTATCAGGCATATATTCTAATACTGGTATTCCTGCCATTCTTAAATCTTGAATTAAACTTTGCCCACTCGCTTTCTTTTCTATCAACACAACATCAGGTTCATAATCCTCATAACTTTCTTGTGCTATTCGCCTGAGTTCAGGGTATGAAACCCTATCATACCACATATCAACAACGATAGCATTATAATATCCATCTTGTTTAAATACTCCCCATGTTGTTCTTGCACTATAAGAACTGTTTTCTTTTGTAGAAAAAGCAGTATCATATGATTGTATAAGATATTCTATGTTTGGTAAATCATCTTCTAACCATTCTGACCACCACTCAGCTTTTAATATACCACCACCTTTTGGCATTGGTCTTTGTTGTAATTGACCTGATGCACCATAAGAACCTAAACTTTTCTCTAAATTTTGTAGTGTTGTTTCATCTATTCGGTCTTTCCATAATAATTCACCTTCTTTTTTTCTAGGGTCTATAAAGCCTAAACTTGATTTTACTGGTGTCATATGATTTTTTTCGTATCTTGCAGGCAAACATAAATGGTCCCAATCATTGTATTCATTGGCTAAAATGTGTCCTGTTAAATCATTTTCATGTACTCTTTGCATTATAATTATAAATGCACCATTTTTTGGGTCATTTAATCGTGTTTGCATGGCTTGGTCCCACCAATCTAATACACCTTGTCGCACAACACCTGATTCTGCTTCTCTTACATTATGTGGGTCATCTATTAATATTATATCACCACCTTCTCCTGTTAATGCTCCATCAACTGATGTGGCTATTCTTTGTCCTGTTTGGTCATTTTCAAATCTTTGTTTCTGATTTTGATCTGTTGTAAGGCTAAATGTGCCACCAAAATATTCTTTGTACCAATCACTTTCAATTAATCTTCTGCATTTGACACTATCTCTAATTGATAAAGACAAAGCATAACTTGCAAATAAAAACTTTTTTGTAGGGTCAATTGTCCATGTCCAAGCAGGTAACGCCACAGATACAGAAATGGATTTCATATGTCTTGGTGGTATATTTATAATTAATCTTTTTATGTCGCCATTTACTATTGCTTGTAGATGGTCTGATATTGCATCTATATGCCAATTATCATTGTATAATCTATTTGGCTCTATTGTTGACCATGCTTCTTTGATGAACAATTTGAGGGACCTTCGCATCTTCTCGGCTCTCACTTGATTCAACGACAGCATGTTTAAGCACTCGTTCAATGGTGTTGAGGTCATCATCTGACAATTTGCTAATATCTAGCACCTTTCTTTCTTCTATGTTAATGTCTTGAGTTATCTCGTGTCTATCTGTTTGTCCTAATATTTGTTTTCCTAACCATATTGCCATTGGTGTTGAATTAGTGTCATTCATTATTTGTATTTGTTTTCTTCTTAATGACAACATACCTTGAGCACGACCTTTTTGTATTGTTTGTCTTACATTTACATCATTCGTATATTTATCTTCTAATGTTCTTAATGGTATATCAAAATAGTAAGCTATTTCAGGCATTGTGCAATTTAATCTACAAACCTTTTCCAATTCAATTAAATCTATTTCTGTTTTTGGTCTGCCAACTTTGTTTTTAGTTTTTTGTGATTTTTTTATTGGTTTTATTTGTGATGTTTCATTCATATCAATATTCTACGTAAAAATCCCATAAATGACTAAACCAACCTGTAACAATCATTTTCGGTTTAGTTTGTGAAATTTGACCACAATGAGTGTGTGTCCAATCAGCAGGCCAAATTATTGTTTTTCCTTTAATTGCTTCTTCTGTGTGGTTGTAATATTTAAAATGTGTACCACCATCATCTACATCATTTAAATACGTCATAAAAACTAAAACTCTTTTAATTGTTAAATCATTAGCACCATATCTTTCAAAATGTTCCATTTTATATCCACCACCTTTTTCATAATGTTGTATTAAAAATGGCTCAATAACGCTAAAATTGTGTAAATTTCTTATTTTTGTAAATCTTTCTGCATATTTATCTAATGCTTGAGATAAATGAATTTGATAATCTTTCCATATACCTTTTAATTGTGGCATATAACATACCAAATCAGTTGAATCTTTTATATCTTTGTTTACACCTGATAATGTTGGTTCATTACCACGAGAAACACCTGTTGTTCCCTGTACATGTAAATCTTTATTATCTACAAAGTATTTTACAATACCATCTACAACATGTTCAGGACAATCTAATCTTCCTATAAAATCTTCCATTTTGCTCCCTTTTTTATATATACCACGAAAATTACTTGATTTTCAACCAAAATGCTTTGTTCTTATTGAACTTCTGCCTATATCCTAATTCATATAAAGCAAGATTAGCCTTAAACATTGGCATAGATTGTGTTTTGCTAAGACCACAATCCCTAATCATCTTTTCAACATCATGCAATCCTAATTCACTTCTATTATTAATTACTTTTAAAAACCCTTGTTTGTTATGGTCTTTCATGCCTGTAAATACAGTTTTTCTTATTTGAGATTGAAATAATTCATGTAATTTATCTACATAATCATCTACATTAAATGTTTTTGCTCTCTCTTTGTTTTGTTTACCATATTGTTCATTTACATCTTTGTTTTTAATAAGATGAATTAATTTTTCTTTCTGTTCATTTTCAGTGTTAAATAATTGCCAATTATCTTTGCCTAATAATTCAGGCATAGTTGTTCTATTAGGAACTATTGTAGATAATCCATAAAACATACTTTCTAATATAGATATGCAAAATGTTTCATGTTGTGAATTGAATGTATTTGCATGACATTTTGGTATTTCATCAAGATATAATTGTTTTGTAGGTAAATCTTTAATCATTACATAAGGCTTTTCATTAATAATATTAATTCTATCGCCTCCTGCCTTAGTAACTAATACATTAAAATCATATTTTTCTTCATATAATTGGTCAAATATCTCAAATGTAGTTCTCCAATTTTTGTAATCTTGAAATCTATGATTAAATATAAAGGTAAATTTTTCATATTTTTCTAAATTTTTATATTTATAATTTTTGTCAAAAAAACCAAATTTTAATACCTTCCTTTTTTCACTAATCTTTTTTTCTAAATTAGGTAAATATTCTCTTATATTATCTAATGTCATATTCCAACAATGGTCAGAATTAAATAAATTAACATCTGCACAATAATCTCCACATAATTGCATAAATACAAAATGCAAATTAGGTTCTAATGGATATGGTAGGCTTTCATGTAATATATAATGATGTTGATTAACAACAGTAGGAACCATATGAAAGTTTGCCATGAAATATTTTAATTGTGGTGCCAATTCAGGGATTTGGTTCCAAATAAGGTAAGGTCCATATGTATCATATATTTTTTTAATAACAAATGTATCAAAATGAATATTATTTTGTTTTTTTCCTTGAGGTATATTTTGTGGTATTCTTAATATATTTGGTAATTTAAAAAACCCATCATCATAATATCTAAAACCTTTTGATGCAGGAAAAGGCATAATAAATGAATATTCAGGATATTTTTCATTAAATTTTGTAATTACAGAAGAAAGAAAGACATAATTACTATCAGAATTAATTGTTTGTACTGACCACATAGGGTTTACGAATATAATCATTTTAATTTACATTTCTATTTAGTAATATTTCTAATGCTTCCTCATTTGTAGAAACGTCCGAATTTTCATCTATGTATTGATTTAATTTTGCCATGATATCTTGATATTTATCCAAATCTTCCCAAGAAAACACAATAGATTTTGAATATTTATCTTGTTCAACTACTAAATCATTAAATTCTAAATCTTCATTTTCTGTATCAAAATCTAATAAATTTTCTAGTTCTGTTTTTTCAAAACCTGTTAATTCTAAATCAAATTGTAAATCTAATAATTCTTTCAATTCATCACCTAAAAGAAAATAATCCCATTCTGAATCTTCATTCAATCTATTATCAGCAATTCTTAAGGCTTTTATTTGTTCTTCATTTAGTTTTTGTGTAACAACTGGAACTTTAGTTAATCCTAATTCTTTTGATGCCATCAATCTTGTATGGCCTATTATTACAACATCTTCTTCATCTACAACAATAGGTTGTGTGAAACCATATTCCTTTATTGATTGTGCAATTTTTCCCACTTTTTGATTTTTTCTTGGGTTTTTCTCAAATGGTATTAATTCATTAATTGGTCGCATTTTTACTTGCATATCAATGTTCATCTATTTTCTCCATTTTCCTCATAACACATTGTATTAATTACATAATCTGATGGCATTTCAAATTGATCGTAAATACTTTTTTCAACATATTTTTCATATCTTTTAATATTTG